CAGCTCCAGAATTACATGATTTAAGGGCTTCTTACCGAAAAATGTATATTGCGTTAAATATTAAAGATATTGATGCTTTATTACCCCCAGAAGAAGAAGTACCCGCACGTGATCCTATATCAGAACAACAGGCTTCTTTAACAGGACAACCAATAAAAGCTTACCCGTTTCAAAACCATGAAGCTTATATAGGTTCACATTCTTCGTTTTTACAAAACCCTATGGTTCAGGGAAACCCTATGGCGTCTCAAGCAATAGGTGCTAATATACAAGAACATCAAGCGATGTTATATAGACAACAAATAGAACAAGCAATGGGTCAACCGCTTCCACAAATAGAAGACGGACAAATGCCTCCAGAAGTAATGAATCAAATAGCTTCTATGGCAGCTCAAGCAACACAACAAGTCACAGGTCAAGCACAGGCAATGGCACAAGCACAAGCAGCAGCTCAACAAAATCCACAAATGGAAATGTTCCAGCAACAGCTACAGTTAGAAAAAGAACAGCTAATGCAGAAATCAGAAGATGATATGAGAGATGCTGAAATTACTATGACTAAAGCTCAGCTAGACGCACAAGTTAAACGTGAGAAAATAGAAGCTGATGCAAGAGTACAAGATACTAAAGCAGCTATAGAATTACAGGAATTAGAGCAAAAAGCAAAAGCTGATGCTGAAAAGAACTACACCGAACTAGTAAAAACAGTTAGGGAAAGTAGGAAACAAAACGGAGAGAGATAATGAGAGAATTTTATGACAAAATGAAGGCATACCCGTCGCCTTCTAAAAAATCTAACAGAGCGGCTTCTAGTGAATCATCAATGGTTGATAATACTAGAACTAAATCTGTTGAAGCAGGTGTTTGTTTAGATAAGCCAGAAGAGGCTAAAGTCAAAGCAGCATACGGGCAAACTAAAGGACTTCTTTGGTATAGGTCAATTAAATAAGTGGACTATATCTTAGCTACGGAGCATTTGCTCCGTAAATATCGTGAGAGAAAAGAAGCTCTCATGCAAACATTGGCTTCTGGTAGTATTGAGAATTTTGAACAATATCAAAGGATAGTCGGTGAAATAGCAGGTCTGAGTTTCTGTGAACAGGAAATTCAAACCTTACATTCTAATATGGAGGATGCAAATGACTGATGTCGAAACAAAAACTGTTCCAGATAGAGTATTAAGAGAATTCGGAAGTGATGCCCCAGCCCCAAAGCTGGAGCCTACAATCACCCCTGAAAACTTAGACTCTCATGCGGATTCTTTACCTAGACCAACTGGGTATCGTATTCTTATATTACCTTTTACACAATCTTCTGTTACTAAGGGCGGTATACATTTAGCTAAACAAACTGTTGACAAGGAAAGACTTGCAACCGTTGTTGGTTATGTTGTCGCTGTAGGACCAGACGCATATAGTGATCCACATAAGTTCCCTGAGGGACCGTGGTGTAAAAAAGGTGATTGGGTTATCTTTGGCAGATATGCTGGAGCTCGTTTTCAAATAGAAGGTGGCGATATGCGTCTTTTAAATGATGATGAGATTCTAGCCTGTATAGATAATCCAGAAGCAATATTATCATAATAACTTGAGGAGGACTCATGCAAGAAGTAGAAAAAGTAGAAGAATTTGAACTAGAACTAGAACTTCCCGAAGGGGAGGTCGACATACATGCAGCTGACGTAGATACATCACTGCCAGACAAGATTCAACAACAAGAAACAGTAAAGGAAACTAGTACTGGTAAAGAGTTGGACGAAATTAGTGATTCAGTACAAAAACGTATTGATAAGCTAACTTATAAAATGAGAGAAGCCGAAAGACAGAGAGATGAAGCTGTTAATTACGCTCAAAACGTTACCCATACGGCTACTAACTTAAAAGAAAAATTAAAGAATTCCGATTCTTCCCTTTTCAAAGAGTACGATAACAGGGTACAATCAGAGATTGAAAGAGCAAAAGCTCTTTTAAAAGAGGCACAGGACAACGGAGATGGGGAAGGAGTTGCTAACGCAACCGAGAAACTTTCTAGATCAAGTGCTGAAGCAGAAAATCTTAGAAGATTATCAGCTCAGCAACAGATCAGAGATAGGAATCAACCTCAACAAGTTGCTGTTGAGCCGTATACACCGACCTTACAACCTCAGGCGGCAGGACCAGATCCAAAAGCAGAGGAATGGGCGGCTAAAAACACATGGTTTGGAGATGATCAAGCAATGACATTTGCAGCTTTCGGAATACATAAAGAACTTGTTGAGGGTGGAATAGACCCTTCTTCAGATACGTATTACCAAGAAGTAGATAGAAAAATGCAGGATAATTTTCCACATAAATTTTCACAAGAGCAATCTGCCCCCGTGCAACAGGTTGCTGCTTCTAGCAGAGGTGCTAGTGGTAGAAAAGGGACACGTAAAATAAAACTCACGCCGAGTCAGGTAGCGATAGCTAAAAGACTTAACGTGCCACTAGAAGAATATGCTAAGCATATCGAAGGAGTATAATATGACTGATGATATTAAAACTGATCGTAACTCACGATCTGCAGAGACACGAGACTCTCAAACTCGCAGAACGCCTTGGGCACCCCCATCCATGTTGGATGCACCCGAACCACCTCCTGGATACCAGTTCAGGTGGATTAGAGAAGCTACAAGAGGGATAGATGATAAATCTAATATGTCTAAACGTATTAGAGAGGGATATGAACCTGTGAGAGCAGAAGATTTCCCTGAATTCCAAGCCCCAACTATTGATAGTGGTAGTAACTCTGGAGTCATTGGTGTTGGAGGACTAATTCTCGCTAAAGTACCAGTTGAAACCGCAGCAGAACGTAATGCTTACTTTAAAGGTCAAGCAGAAACGGCTATGCAAGGTGTAGACCAGAACTTCATGAGAGAAAGTGACGGAAGAATGCCTATAAAAGATGGAGACATCCAAAGGACTTCTAAAGTTGCGTTTGGTAGTAAACCTACCAATAAAGGAAATTAATAATAACAAGTATATAGACAAAGGAGACAATCATGGCTAATACAAATAAACCAAATGGTTTTACTCCCGCATATCATATGTACGGTGGTGTTATTCGTCCTGCAGAAATGAGAATCGCAAGTGAAACTTCGGCATCCATCTTTAGTGGTGATGTTGTAACTTTATCTAGTGGTTATGTCATTCAAAGCACGGCGACGACAACTCCTATAGGCGTATTTTACGGAGTATTTTTTACTGCAACAGACGGAACCCCGACTTTTTCAAAAGTCTGGACAGGTAGTGTTGCAACACTAGGTGGCGAAGATGCAAAAGCTCTCGTTTACAATGATCCCGCGATCGTTTACGAAGCTCAATTTACAGCAGGTACACCTGCAGTAAGTTTCATCGGAGCTAAATATACTCTTTCTACTACTGCGGGCAGCACTGTCAACGGTAGATCAAAGGAAGGGGCAACCGCAACTACTTCGAGTGGTGTAGCGTTATGTGTCGGATTCCCATCTCAACCAAGCAACGAAATCGGTGCTTTCGCGAGAGGATTCTTCACATTCCCTACTAACACTTTCGCAGTATAACTATCTAAGGAGATAAATAATGGCAATTAATAGAGCCCAACTAGTAAAAGAACTAGTACCTGGACTTCATGCTCTCTTTGGATTAGAGTATGAAAGATACAACAATGAACACGAAGACATCTTCGATACTGAGACATCCGAAAGGGCGTTTGAGGAAGAAGTAATGTTAAGTGGATTTGGAGAAGCACCGACTAAAGGAGAAGGAGCCGCAGTTATTTATGACTCAGCTCAAGAATCTTGGACGTCACGTTTCACTCATGAAACAATAGCACTAGCGTTTGCGTTAACTGAAGAAGCTATCGAAGATAATCTCTACGATACTCTTTCTTCAAGATACACAAGAGCTTTAGCTAGATCAATGCAACAAACTAAACAAGTTAAGGCTGCTAACGTATTAAACAATGCGTTCAGTTCTTCTTTTGTTGGTGGAGACGGCGTAGAACTATGTTCTACAGCTCACCCTACCGTTGCTAACGTTGATGTGAGAAACGAGCTGGTAGTCGCCGCTGATTTAAACGAAACTTCATTAGAGCAAGCTCTAATCGATATCGCTGACTTCAGAGACGAAAGAAATCTAAAAGTTAACGCACAGGCAAGGAAATTAATCATTCCACCGTCTTTGCAGTTTGTAGCTGATAGATTACTTGAAACTCCAGGAAGAGTAGGTACTTCGGATAACGATATAAACGCAATGAGAAATATGGGAATGGTCTCAGAAGGCTATGCGGTTAATCATTATCTTACAGATACTGACGCTTTCTTTATCAAAACTGACGTGCCTAACGGACTTAAACATTTCGTTAGAACACCTGTATCAACTAGTATGGAAGGAGACTTCGAAACTGGTAATGTAAGATATAAGGCTAGAGAACGTTACAGCTTTGGTTGGAGTGATTGGAGAGGTATCTTCGGTTCCCCAGGAGCATAGTTCATTAAGTTGAATAAGTTAAAGGGAGCTTCGGCTCCCTTTTCTTTTGTTAGTGAATGATATACAATCAGAGAACTAGGATTAATTAACTTGTTCTATCAACTGACCTAGCAGACAAGCCAAGATGATAGAGCTTATTTCCTTAGGAGGAAATTATGGCAAACTCAACATTCAGCGGTCCAATCAGGTCCGAAGGTGGTTTTGAACAAATTACAGTAACAGCAGCAACAGGTGCAATTACAACTAATTTTGATCTAGATGCAAGTGGTAATATTACCGATGTAGGTTCAATCGCATCTGATGGTGCTATTTCTACTACAAGCACCATATTAGGTAAGAAAGTAATTAATACAACTTTTAATGCTACTGCTGCAAAATCAGAAGCTATAAC